GTGCATATACTTTTTCATATTGCCTTCTAGAAATCCTTTAAACCTTTCTGAACTCATGCTTGCTTTGCAGTAGTCAATAAATTCTATGTCTGTTTTGTAGTGTGAGGGATTGATGCTATCTGCCTCTTTCTCCCACTCTCTTTTTCTAAAAATCTTAGTCATTATTCCACCATCTTAAATGCTTATCGTTGTAAGGCGGATAACCACCCTCTCTTAGTTTTCTATCAATCCTTTCTTCTGTTGTTTCTTTGCGAAACAATCTTAAAAACCAGTTAATCATGGCAACCTTATACTGTAGTTATTTAATTGCTCTATCTTTATCTCTAGTTGTTCTATGTGCATTTCATGCTCTGCAATCTTTTTCTCGCTTGATTCCATTTGTCTTTGCCATTTTTCTAGCTTGTTTAGTATGTCTTTCCTATCATAAGAGACTGCTCTTGCTCCTCTTCCCATTAACAAGTTTTCTATCTCGTCTTGAAATGTATCTATCTTTGTTATCAGGCTGTCTTTCTCAACCTCAGTTAAAGGCTCTGATTGAATTATGCTTTTAACATTTTCTAGTATTTGTTCATATCCGTCATAGTTATAGGTTTTCATCTTTCTTCCAGTTGGTTCGTTGCCACCAATAAATAATATTTACTGGTTTATTAGTATTTCTTTTCCCGTGTAAATCCTTGAAAATTTTTATTGCTTGTTTTTCTGTGAGTTCCTTATCACCAGTTTGCATTCTTTCGTCATTATTCATCAATCTCCACTTGCTATAATTTGCCTCATAGCTTTGGCTTTCGTCATACTCAAATAATTCAAATCCAGTCATAGGCTCTCTCCCGTTGTTAGTAGTGATTTCGCTTTTAAGACTTAAACCACCAAAGAGTCATTAGTTAGGATAGACCTAAAATGGAATATCATCTTCAGAAAATTCCTCTACCTTTGGTTTTACAGGTGCGGGTTTCTGCTGTTCCCTTCTTTGCTCTTTGTTCACATCTAGTCGTGCGTATTTATACGAATTACCATTCTTTGATACCCTATCCCACAAGGCAACTCTCATATCAACACCATTGGCTTGTTCTGATCTCATTTTTTCTACCAATTCTTTTAGTATCTCTTTGGTTAATGTGACCTTCCCTGTCCAGTCGGGCTGTTTATCACTTTCTTTAAAGTTGTTTGTGTAAATCTGTCCATCAGATTGTAGTCTTTCTTCATATGCCATAGGTTATTCCTCCGTTGTTTGGCTTTGGTTAGATTTTTCATTTATCTCGCTACTACGAGTTTTAAAGATTTTATCCAACCGCTTTTTTTGTTCAGGGAATTTTGTTTCAAGCATCCCTATTTCACTTGTTTTTTCTTTCCATCTATTAACTAAATCCTCTCTTGAGTCTTGGAAAATAATTACCTTTTCAAAAGCATCAACAAAACTGTCAGCCCACTTTAAAGTATATGTATCATCTACTTCCTCTACTTCTTCTTTCTTGGGTTCTTCTTTTGTTAATGGCTTTTTTCCTTTGGGCTGAACATCTTTTTCTTCGCTTGGTAAATGATCATCCCATTGTGAAAAGACAGACATTCCTAAACCAATCATAGCCATATTCTTAACTAAGCATCTTTGCCTGTTATCATTAACTTGTCTTGAGTTCGGATTAACTACAGCATTGTTTTTGTTATCCATGATTGGAAGAATCATACTTCTTTCATGCTCATCAATTTTAATTGAAGTCATTACTTCTGCTGTTCCATCAGCCAGTAACCTATAAGGTACTCCATCAAAATCAATGAAGTTATATTGTGCTTGAGGAAACGATTCCATCATTAATGTCCAACCTCTAGCCCATGACAAGTATGTAAATTGCATCTTCTTTTCAGTATGCTTTGATACATCCACCGCGTATAATGTTTCCCAAATCTCTTTGAATGTTAGTTCGCTCATAATTCTTCTCCCTCTAATTCATTCCAATAAAAAAGGACATCAACTCCCTGATATGTTTTAAATATACCTTGTGTTTCAATTCCCACTTTTTCTTGGTCAGATAATGTACTAAGTATTACCCAGTTAGAATGATCTAACTGCTCTCTGCAATCATCGTCTATTTGTTCTGTTATATCTCTACTCATAATTCCACCTTTATTATTTTATTAACAGTATCAATCGTTTCATCCCTTATATCTGTTGGATGACCATCATTGAGTTCTGTGTGATTGCTTTCGTAAAAACGATCTTCCGCCTCTCCTTTAGAGTCAGCCTCTACTTCGTATTGAAAGTCGCAAGTTGCATATGTTGTAATGATAAATTTCATAGTTCCTCCTTGTTAAATTGTTTGCAAAATTCTGAAACACTACAGTAGCTTTCACACCTAGTAGAGACACCCTTAGCAATTTCAATGCTCAAGCCTTTGGTATCTTTTTGTTTTTCTAAATATTCGTCTGCCTCTTCTTGTGAATGCAAAACTCTGACTGCTGACTTTCTACCTTTCTTTATAATCCTGTAAGTATCCTCTTTTTTCCAAGTCTCTATGTCACTACACTTTGGTAATATGTCATTGATTACATGGTCTGCCTCTGCCTGTTGATGCAAAGCAACCCTCTCTTCAATAAAAGACTCTTGTTTGTCTTTATCCCACATTGGAATGTTTACTACTGCTACAGGAGATATAGGATAGTTACCACTACTTCTTTGATGTTGAAACTTGCTCCAGTCTCTAGCAATGGCTATAACTTGCAATGCCTTAATCTCTTGACCGCTATTCATTCTATTAAGCCAAGCATAACAATTGAGTTGTTGTTCCCACTCAGGCTTGCCATCTGTTAAGGCTGAAACAACAGACCATGCTGAAGTAACCTTATAATCTTTTAAAATGCCCTCTGAAACTGAAATGCTGTCTGTCTGACCACTTATTCTCCACCCTTTGATGCCAGCATACATCCTCTGCTCTGTAATCGTGTCCTCGTTGTCCTCATTGGCTCTCTCTAATATCGTATGCACACTCTGACCTAGTAGTTTCCATATCTCGTCTGACACATCAATAGTAATATCTTCATAGTGTTTTTTGTTTAACAGTCTAATTTGTGGAGGCTGTAATAATCCTGTTACAGAAATTACAGAATCCCCTTTTGAGTAACTGTCGTTATTTAAAGCTCTAATTATTTCACTTGGTACATTGTGCTTGTTGGTGTACTTCACTTAGTTCTCCATATGCCTATGCCATCCTCTAAGGCTCTGACTGTGAAATCCATTGTTGGGTTTTTGTATTTGAATCTAAGGACTGTATTTCTGATTAGTTTTGCCTCTTTCTTTATCTGTACTTTGGGTACATTGATTTTTATGTGGTCATCTACTTTCATTTTATCTAGCGGTAAATCATATTTAATGGGCTTGCCTCTTCTTGGAGGAACAGGCACTTTCTTTTCTATTTCGTAATTCAATTCGATACCTCTCGTTTTTTTATTATGACAAGTCTATGTTAAATCTATGTCTTGCAAATGTCAAACTCTTGGTCTATTATTTTCACATGGATAAACACATGGTAAAAATAGACAGTTTGATTGTGAAACAAGCAATAAGAGATGTAGCTAGTAAAGATGAAGAAAAAGCAATCCAAGCACTAAATTACTTTAAATCCAAAGACTTTGTAACTTTATGTGATAGAAACGATATTGATAGCAATAAGGTACAAGAGAGCGTAATAAGCATGGTCGATCATCCAATCATATCAAGAAAAAAAATATCCAATAAGATAGCTAATCTTATAGATGAATCTTTTGTGGTTGGGGTTCTTAGTAGGTAGATACTTACTAAGTTTTTAATATTAGTAGGTGTTTACTTACTAATAAGTATACAGATAATAAGAGGATAACTATGTTAAGTCAACAACAAAATAAAAGGTCTGATGTAGACCAAACAATCTACTCACAAATAAACAGTAAAGGTACTGGTCAATACAAACTATCTTGCCCTGTTTGTCAGCACACAAGAAAAAAGAATCGGAGAGATAAACCATTGTCTGTTAATGCTGATAATGAAAAAATAATTTACTATTGCCATCATTGCGGAGTTGAGGGCTTGATTAAAACAACAGGACAAATAATACAAATGAAAACAAAAATGAATGGCACTAAACCAAAAATACCAGTAAAGATTAAACAGCAAACAGCCTCAAAAAAAAGCATAGCTTGGTTGGCTGAGAGAGGCATAAGTTTAGAAACGGCAGAACGAGCTGGCTGTCTTGTTGTGGAAAAAAATAATAAACCAGTCATAGGTTTTACTTTCCCTTCAGCCACATCCCCTGATGAGTACGAAGCAATCAAGTATCGAAGTGCTAACGGAACAAAAGATTTTTGGTGGGAAAATAATGCCACAAAACTTTGGGGTAGACAGATACATAATGACAGTCTTGAAACGATAGAAGATACGATAGTAATTACTGAAGGCGAATTAGATTGTTTGGCGATTTTAGAAAGTTTTAGTGAGTATGCCAACATCAAGGTCTATTCAGTTCCTAATGGAGCGCCCTCGAAAATTACTGACAATATGGTAGACCCATCTGAGGATGGAAGATTTAAGTATGTTTGGGAAGAGAGGGAAAAGTTTGAGAATGTCGGGAGAATAATCCTAGCTACCGATACGGACAGTTCGGGAGATATCTTAGCAAATGAGTTGTCAAGAAGGCTTAACAAAGCTAGATGTTATAGAGTTGATTACGAAGGCAACAAAGATGCAAATGAGTTGTTATTAAATGCAGACAAAGAGGCTGTTAGAAATGCTATTTTAAATGCGCCTCCAATACCTTTGCATGGCTTGAATGATATTGAGCATTACACAGAAGAATTTCAGTCTCTTTATTCACAAGGAGTACCCAAAGGGGTTAGCACAGGTTTTGACTCAGTTGACGAATTATTTACACTACAAACAGGTATGCTGAATATCGTTTCGGGCTATCCAGGAGATGGTAAGTCAGCTTTTTTAGATCAGTTAATAGTAAATGTTGGTAAGAATTACGGGTGGAAAACTGTGTTCTGTTCCTTCGAGAAACCTGTTGCACTTCATTCGGTTCAACTCGCGCAATTATTGACTGGTTTGCCATTTTTTGAAGGACAAAACAAAAGAATGAGTCAAGAACAAAAAGACTTTGCAGAACATTGGATTAAGGAACATATCCTTTTCCAAGACTACATGGATGGTGGTTTACCCACGATTGAATCCATTCTTGAAAAAGCAAGTTCGGCAATTATGAGATCAGGCTGTAGAATTTTAGTGATAGACCCTTTTAACTTTATTCACACTTCTCACAAGGGATTAGAAACTGATATGGTTTCTGATATGCTCACAAAAGTTCAGTTGTTTTGTAAGCAACATGAAATAATTTGCTTTTTTGTGGCACATCCGACAAAGCCTTTTCAAAAGGATGGAAAGAAAAATGTAGTTACAGGAGTAGACATAGCAAAAAGCATGGCTTGGTTTTCAAAAGCTGACATGGGTTTGACAATTTACAGAGGTGAGGATAGTGTTGAGGTTCATTGTTGGAAGGCGCGTTGGGGATGGCAAAGCAAAATAGGTATGGCAAAATTAACATTCAATCCTGTCAATGGGAGATATAGTGAAGCAGAAGAAGTCGAGGACAATTTCAATTGGGAGTTGTAAAACTTATGTTAACGACATAGGCAACAAACAACTTCACGATAGGCACAAAGTCGGTATAGTCAAATACCAAAATAGCAATATTGGTAGAGCCATTGTTTATGATCAACACTTAATCGACATTCTTTTTTTGGAAAAGCATTTAGACGAGAGGCAACATAGCGTTTGTGATAAGTATCTAGGCTTGATTTCAAAAGGGATGCACTTAAACAGCAACTCCTTTGACGAAAGATCATCTACTGGTAAATATTATTTATCTCCGATCCCACGAAGCTGTGTCTTGATTGGGGTGCAAAGACATCTGAAACAGTCTTGCGGGAAAAAGTTAGAGAGCCACTTTTGGAAACTGATGGTGCAATCACCAAGAAAATTAAAGTCTGTTGAGATAAAAGTAATGAAGAAATGTGCAGAGGCTTTGACTAGCTACTACTATGTTAGCTATGACTCTCCTGTTTCTTTGTTTGAAGAAGCCCTGTTAAACCAAGCTTAGGTTCTTCAACAGGACTACCATTGGCATCATAGCCTACAGAATCATCTTTGACCTTTATGTTTTGTTTTTCTGATTCTTTTTGAATCATGTGTATGATTTGCTTGTTCAAGGAACGACTTTCACTTTTTGCTAGTGCATGAGCAAGTTCGTGTTCCTCTTCAGAGCATCTAATGAATAGACTCTTCATCTTGGGGTTCTCCATAAATAATTTCAGGGCTGTCAATAACTTCACCAATAGCCACACTTTCTCTACCTGTTTGCCAATATCTCCTTTCTTGAAGGCTCTCTATAGCGTGTGCTAAATAATGTTCATTGGCTTGCAGTAATGGGTTGTCTAATAAGGTAATAGCAAAAGCTAAAGCATCCACTTCTTTTTCAAAAATCCAAACATAATGTTTCCATTCAGCACTTATAAAATACTCTTCAGGCTTTTTTGTTTTGGGCTTATCTATCTCGTAGGTGTGTCTTATTACTGCAAACATCTTACAAGTATAGGCATTATGCAATCAAAAAGAAAGCTATATTGTTCCATGTGGAACAGGTGCAAATACTACGGGTTGACCAGGTAACTTGGAAGCCAAAGTAAATATTTACCAGTCTATTATATTTATTGGCTTGCATCCATTCGTTTGAGCTTTTTCGAGCTTTTTTGGCGTTTTTTCGAGCTTTTTAGACGGGATTCGCATGACGCAATACCAACACTACAGGCATAAAAAAGGGCAGTTCTAAGGGTACTCAGAGAACCGCCCTAATAATCTAACTATGTAGATTTGGAGGATAACCATTTTATGAGTAATGGTTAAGTAAGAATATTAGACTATCTGATAGCATCTTGCAAGAATAAACACAACATATGGTATCTAAGAAAAAGAAAACCACTAGATGTTGTGCAAAACCTGGTTTTTGTATCCGAGAAAAAATATTTTTATTTACTAGGCATCCATATTTTTATTTTGACCAAACAGAGAAACACCAATAAATACAACATACCAGTAAATATTATTTTGCTTCCAGAAAAGTTTACTTTTCTATATCTCTAATATCAGCTAGATTTTAGACAAAAAAAAAGCGCGCCTCACTCAGCTATAAAGCCAAGCAAGACGCGCTCTTTTATTTTCCTATACCTTAAATGCCATTACTATTACTAAGGCTAGTAATAATCCTGATAAGTAATGGAAGGAATATTCTAATAGATGTTTAATCATATTATGCACCCATATGTAATAGTCTTTCAAAAAGAAAGACAACTGGAATCAAACAAACAAACCAAAACAGGGCTAAGAACAGAGCAAATATAATTTTATCTGTAGTTTCCCATAATGTTTTAATGACGTAAGGTATTCCAATTAAGCAACACAAAGCTATAAAGGTGTAGAAGTTTATTATATTACTCATCTAACACCTCCTTAGAGACTTCTACAATGTATTCACTTGTTAAGTTATTCATCAAGGCTAAATACCTTATTGGTTTACGCTCCTTCAGTCTTTTAGGGTAAAGGATATCTAAGTTCTTTTGATTGATATCCGCCAGTAGGTTATATGTCTCCACCAATGCAACATCAGCTTTCGACATTTCTTTTCTTTCTGATCTATCCACATGACGATAAATGTTATTACATATATCGACCAAAGATATAACAGACTCTTCTAATAATTCTTCACTCATAATTTCCTCCATTTAAGTAAGATTATTCAATTAACTGATTTCAAGCATTTTTGCTCTCATCAGAGGAAAACACACATTTTCCTTATCAGTTGGACTCACCAGTTGAGCCTAGATGCAATTTTAAGAGTAGGGTAATGGCATAACATACCCAAAAATACCCTACCCTTAAAACGCAACCTATTTAATAGAATTCAGCAGTATCAACATAGATAACCTCTCCAAAAGGTAATCTTTCAGACCAACTGCTTTCGTGAGTTACACACCATATTACAGGTATGTCAGGTTCTACTTCTGGACTCACTCTTCCATAGCCATCTGTAAAGTAGATAAATGCTTGAACATTCTCAGTATCATCCGAGTAGTCATTGTAGAGATTGAAGGGAGGATCAAAGCGTGTTCCGCCTCCGCCTCTTGCTCTAAGAGTGAGTTCATCACCTTGATCTAAATCAAAGATATCCCACCACTCTCCATCAGCATTTTTTCTGACAGTTGTATCACAATAGCAAACTCTAATTCTTTCAATCCCACAATCCTCAGCCATAGCCTGAATTTCAGTGCCATAAATATTGAGTTCATATTGTGAAATTGAGCCTGAAGTATCTATTGTTACAACCAGTTCTCCACCATAAGGTGAAGTGGTCTTGCTAGGTAAACAAACTCCTCTCCAAGAGTGCCTTTTGTTTAGCCTAGACCAAGTGTTCTGATTAGCTACAGTAGACTGTAAGAAATCACTTAGTAAATCTTTCCAGTCTAGTTTTACTTCCTTTAACTCTTTCATTCTATTTCCCATAGATGAAGTGCCATCTTGACTCATAGATTTCTCAAGTTTATCAGACATTGATACAGCCCTTTGAAGTTCAGATTTTAGATCACCTAACTCAGAAGGAGTTAATGGTTTTCCATCCTCATTTTGAGCATCCCACACTTGACCGACAGTATCAGGTATTGAGTCTAAATCAATATCTCCTACTTTTTGACCAGTCTTTGTATGAGTTGGATTTCCACCCGAACCGCCTTCTGATTCACCCTCAGATTCACCCTCAGATTCACCCTCAGATTCACCCTCAGATTCACCTTTAGGTTTTGGATTAGTGAATATTCCATCTATGGATTCTTCAAGAGCCTCTTCATCATTAATCAGGATTCTATAGATTTGTTCAGCAGTCATTCTATGATACTTCCTCTTTAGCAATCCACCTTCAGGCAGTTCCATATGTAGGTCATAAACCAAGAAGGAGTTGATAGCATAATCACAAGCTATGTTCCAAACTTTAGGATGCCTGTTCTTTCCTCTTCTTAGCATATGTTCATAAACACAATGCAAAGCCTCATGTACTAAAACACCCTTCAGTTCTTCTTCTGATATCTCATTGACAAAAACAGGATTATAAAAAATCCTTCTTCCATCTGTGGCTAAGGTTTCACACTTACTGGCATCAACTTCTACTAGGTCAAGATGTAGTAGCATACTTGCCATACCTACATGACCTCTCATAAGCTTAGAGCGAGCCTTAATGATTTTATCTAGTTCAGTCATTTTTAGAACCTCCAAAGGCTTTCCCAAGAAATCCACCTTTAAGTCCACCGACTGCACCTGATAATTCCTCAGCTACTTTCTTTCTCTTAGATTCAGCATCCTCAGAGTCATCCCTAAGAGCCTCTACAGAATCAATGGTAGAGAACACAGAAACCAATCTCTGATGAGCCTTACTGATAGTTGCATCATTACCCAAGATATCAGAATTAATCGAAGGCAATACTTCTACAGCCTCTCTTAATTTCTCAAAACTGCTTTTATTGAAAAAGCCTTTCTGTTTATCTTTTGGGTCATACTCATTTAACTTATCAGCTACATGATCTACCTGTTCTACTAAAGCATTAATGGTAGTTTTAAAGACACTTTTAATATTGTTATTCGCTCTATTAATAGCATCATTCTCAATACGCTCTCTTAGTTCTTCAGATACATTTATTCTGATATCAGTTCCAAAAGTAGGTATTAGAGACATTTCAAAATCAAATTTGAATCTAGTCTCCATGTACTCAGCAGAGGGATAATCATAGCTTTTAAAAGCTTCTCCTAAGTTTCTTTCAGCACCTTTAACCATATCGGGATAATGTTTGATAAAGCTTTTAACCTCAATAAAGTATTCAGTCTTAGCCTTATCTACTGCCTCCTGTAGTTTTACAAGATTGCTATTAGGACACAATCTCCATCCACTAACAGTATGACCTTCATCATCTGTTGAATTATCAGACCATGCTACAGTCAGAGGGTAATAAGAGTTGTTTCTAAACTGATTTAAAATCCGCCTGAAATACTTATTAACATCTGTACCATAGATATGTTTTGATACTTGCAACAACCTATCGTCAACAACATCATTGTCATCAGCTAGGTCTTTTCTTAATCCTTTATCAACTTTCAGACCGCTAGGATGTTTCGCTGTTAAACGAACCAATGTAGCGTTCTCAGATAAAGTATTACTTATTTTCTTATCCATAATTTTTTCCTCCAAAATAATTAGATAAATTACTGTTTCAAACTTTCGTTATCATCAGATGGAATTACATCCCATTACAGTAAATCGTTTGGAGGGTAGAAAATAAATACCAGTAAATAATATTTAATTCCAACCCCCCTGACTTTTTGACTAAACCTCCAAGTCTTGATGTTCTACTTTAAATT